TTACTAGAATAGCTTCGCCCTTTAATTTGAGCATCATTATCTGATTTTTTCTTTACAAATTTTATTGTTTGTGTCAAATCAATCAATCCTTAATTCATCAGATTCTCTAAGTGTAACTTCATGTAATTTATATTCTGGTACAAAACTCTTAATATCTTCATCATAAACTTCTTTCATGAATTTAGGATAAACATCAGAGAATATATGTGCCATTTCTTTATTTGCATCTGTAACATCATAGGTTGTGTGTCTACCTGGATGATACATTGAAGCTGCATGTATTACACCACATTTTTCTTTAGTGATTGAGGATAATATCCAATCAAATCCATATCCACTTTTTACGTCATGATATTCCATAAACTTTAATATTTTAGGTATCAGTGATGAATGAATAAACACTGCCATGCCTTCATTAAAATTAGTTAAACTATATTTCATTGAAGTATCTTGATGAAGTATATTGTGACTACACTCTGAACCATGCATTGTAGATAACTGAAATATTTTAATATTTTCTTCTTTAGCAATCTCTAAACCACGATTCACATTTTTAATGTCAGTAACTAAGTCATCGTCCCAAAAACCAATATATTCATAGTCACGATAATCATAAGTCTCAAGAAAATGTTTTACCATCTCCCACTTAAATCCTGTGTCTTTTTGGATTATATCATAACTATCATCTTCAACCGGACAATCATTGTAACTATAAGCTACAACTGAATAGTCTCTTTCTTCTCCTTTTGTAGAACGCCAATGATTATCTTTATCATAATTCTCATGATAGTTTAGTGGTATTCCTACTGGAACAACTATTACATTCTTAGAATTTATGAATGTTTCTGCACCTGGTTTAGGCTGTTTCATTTTGTTCATTTGTAGCTTCCACCTTTTGCAATAAATAAATTTGTATTAGTTTCAATAAGTTCATCTGTTATTGTGAATGGTGTCTTATAATCATTACTCTTGAAAAATTCTTTTGCGGCCATGTCATGGTTAATAAAAAACATACTATTCTTAGCAACCAAGTCCGCATCACTAGTTTTAGATATTTCATCTGATATATCTTTTTTATATTCTAGGCCATATTCATTAAATCTATCAATCCAATAATCTTTCGGTTTACAATTTACATGATGATGTCCTGGCTGACCAGGAACTGCAGCCGTACACCAGATATATTTTGCTTGCTTAAAGGTTGATATAAAGTTTTTGATGTATTTTTCTTCTACATGTTCTAAAAATTCAGTTGAATATGCCAAATCAAATGATTCAGTAGAGTTATATTCACCTAAAGTATAATCATGTATGTGTATATACTCTTTATTATTTTTGATTGTCTCATCACCATCAACACCAATAGAATATATTCCAATATGGTTTGCGTACTCAACCATTCCGCCTGGTCCACATCCAATATCAATCATAGACTTTATATCATATTTTTGTTTAATTAAATCTAAGGTTGGTTTTAACATCGAGGTGAAATCATAATGTCCACCTAAGTGTGGTTGTTTATTTGCCATCTTTAAATTTCCTCTTCATTTTGTTCATTTTGTTTAGTAATCCAATTTTCGTTTAATTTCTTTATGTCTTCTGCATTATCTTCAAACTTTTTCTCAATAGATTCTTTCCATTCTGGTACTCTGTCATATTGATGTACTAATGCAAAAGGTTTTCCCTCTGAGGTACAAACCATTCCATCTTTCATAATAGGAGATTGTTCAAGAAGTTTATCGCCATATTCTTTTGCTATTTGTGGTCCTGTTGTGCCTAATTGTGCAGCCCAACCATCCTCACTATTTGCAAAATTTGTAATATCTTGATATGTCTTCATTTGTAATAATACATTTAGTGCAGCTTGGTCTGGACCACCACCGCCTTCTATATTATGATTAGTACTATTTGATAACATGTATATATTCAAAAACAAATCAACCATAGTATCGAATTTGCCAGAGATTGTACCTGCATTGTATATAGGATTATTAACACATTCTTCATGTACTAATGGACCAAAAGATTTCATTAGATTATTTGTTCCCCACTGCTCATCTTTATATGCAATAGATTCACAAGCAACATTGATTTCTTTATCACCAAGGTTCTCATCTAACCAAATTGATGGATTAGTTTGAAAGATAACATCTTTAACATCAGTTGTGATGATTCGATTATATTGACCTTTCATTCGTTTGAGTAAATACCATAGATGCAAGAATCGTTCTACAACAATCTGAAATTCTTCTTTAGGGTATTTGAATGTTTCTTTTTCTTCGTCTTTGCCAAATGCGAGAATTGAATAATCTCTTTTGACTAATTCATCAACTGTTTTATAATCTATGTTGTAGCAAATCATAGCTTTTGTTCCAGTAAAACCAGAACGGTCTAAAGAATTGACCCAAGGTTTGATTTTCTCAAAATTGTATCCTGTAATACAACCAATCACCATGTCTTTCATATAAATTTCCTTATATAATAAATATTAAAACTTCATTTTTACAGACTGCCAAACCCATTTGGATTATGACCTGAACCAGCATCTTGAACTGTTCGTCCGTCTTTACCTCTGTTTACACCTTTTGCTATCTTCTTCCATGTTTTAAAACTTCCTTTAGAAGTAGAGTAAGGTGTATCTTTCTTGTATTTATTCACCAACTCCGTAGTACCTATTTCGCCAGCGCCATACTCTTCTTTAATTGTTTTTACTGTACCATCTTTATTAGCAAGCCAAGCTTCAAACTTAATCTCTGGAAACATTCTTTGTAATTTTAAGAACTCACTTAGATTAGGTAAACTATCATCAAACAATCTTACACGACTGAACTGACCAGTCTTTAAATAATTATATATGATAATTGCTTTTGCTCTTGTTGTTGCTACGCCTTTTAATTTGCCAGCTCTTTCAACACGAACTTTATCAATATTAAAACCATGTTTTCTAAAAGTATCTAAGAACACTTTTTTATTATTCATATCTTGTCTAGCAGTTACAATGATAACTTTACTCTTTGGTGTAGCTAAAGAATTCTTAAGAATAATCTTGGCTTTTGCCATCATTCTTTTAATTGGTCTAGATTCTTTATTAAACTTCTCTGCATCTTTCATTTCAGAGAAATCAAATGACTCACCAGCTTTTAATTTATATTTAGAATAGGTGCCAGTCTCTAATCTTTTTACTAATTTCTTACCTTTTCTGACTAAGACATTAGCTGTAGTTTCAAATAGAGTATCATCTATATCAAATATAGTCAGTCCACCTAAAGCCTCAGTTTTCTCTGCAAGTAAGTTTTCTGTTAAGAAGGCGTCAAATTTTAGCAACAAACTATCCTCGTGTCAATGTAAGTATTTTTTGGATTTGTTGCTCAACTGATTCTTTACGTTTTGGCCAATATATGTATTCTTTATCGGCAGTTTTAAGTAGTTTGCTAAAGAATGGTAATACTAGTTTCTCTAGGTCTGCTAACTTCTCTTCATATTCCTCGACTGTTGAATTCTTTTCTCTTTGTGATTGTGTAGCTACATCTTCAATTACTTTTTTGTAATCTTTTTCAGATACAGTATCAAACACTGAACTGAAGCCGAAATCATCGTCTCCATATTCTGCTATAATTGCATTAATATCATATGCCATCTTTATTTACTCCAATTTTTGGCAGCATTAAAATTAGATTGACTAAACTCTAATCTATCTACTAATTTAACTGCATTACCTTTTAAGTGGTCGACTGCAACGAAACCTTCTGGTGCAGTTATTCTATAACCTGAATCTGTTTTAATAAATGTTCTCGCTACTTGGTCTACTGATTGTAGTTTATTAATTATCATCAGTTTAGCCTCAGTAACTCCATTTTGTATATCGAATATTCTTTTTAGTTCAACTGCATTATTACGGAAGAATCGCATCACTTCAGATTTCTTTAACTGGCGATTTCTTTTTGTTTCTGCTCGTTTAGCTTCTAATATCTCAGCATTCATTTGTTTTTCAACATCGAGAATGAGTTGTCTAGTATGTTGCATTGTATCTCGAATTGTTTGGCCTTCTCTAACTTTTTTATTATTGAATACTTTAATGTATTGTCTTATCACTGAATTGTCTTTAATTCTATTCATTACTGATGGACTTGCCTGTCTAAACAATTGACCAACATCAGACAATATTCTAGTGATTGCTTTAGTTTCTTGTATTGTAAATGTAGCTGTACCAGATGTATCAGTAAAGTCTGCATCACGAAACCAAACATCTTTAGTTGTACTTAAATTTTTAATATCTATATTGAAACTTGCTTTCATTTGTTCCATTGTTTGACCTGCATATGAGGTATGAAATACAATTCCTACATGAGCAGCTCTCATACTACTGGCTAATTTTGAATCAGCTGGTACTGCATATGTAATAGTATTTGGTGTAAATGTAATAAACTTTTCGCCTGAAATTGATTCAGTTCTTATATCACCTTTAGTAAACATCATATCACCTTGTAAGATGCCTTTGATACCAAGTTTTGGTAAATATCTTAATGATGTTTTTAGTTTCTTATTGAGACCTTCAGCAGGATGATTTTTATCTATATCTGCATTTGTATAATTTAGTTTAGCGTTCTTTGTAAAGACACTCTTTGTTCCAACAAAAAACTTTTTGTTCTCTGGATTAATACCAACAAATATTGCAGGAGCGCCGTCCCACTTTGTAGTGATATTAACTTTTGACGTAGAGTTTCCCGCCAACATATCTCTTAATGATTGTAAGAAGTTTATAGCTTCACGAGTACCTGCTACACCATTATCTAACACGATGTCTTCAAGATGTTCAAGATGTAAATTCTTACCTGAACTAGCTTCAGTAAGAACTTCTATTTGTTTTATTTTATCATTAAATTTATACATTTGTTCTCTTTATGGGTCCATTATAACACAATAAGCAAGAAAAGTCAAGCATTTGTTTCTATATTTATATTATAGCCTTAACTAACTTTGATATAAAATGATGATATATCTGTATTAGAAGCAGCATATCTAATAATTTCGGTAGATATTTTATTTCTGGTTATAGAATTTGTGTTGTAGAACGAATTTAAAAACATTAAACACATATTCTTTGAAAATAGAAATGATGTTCCTTT